ATTGAACTAGCAAGAAAAAGCAACGATTACACATATACCAGAGAAGAGTTTTTACTTAATTTAACACATGAATTAGTTCATGCAAAACAATTAATCAATAAGCAATTTGAATTCAAGTTACAAGAAGAATTAATTAAAAATTTACCTTACAATAAACTTCCGTGGGAAGAAGAAGCATATGGATTAGAAAATTCTTTATTTGAAGAGTTTTTTAAAAGGTTGACATAGTATCCAATTTTTAGTAAAATAATTACATTATAAATTTTAGGAGTAAATATGAGTGACCAATTTCAATTCCAATACGATAGCAAAGAATCTTTTGATACTAATTACACTAAATGGCGTCAAATGAATATTGAGGAAAGATCCGCTTGGAGTGAGCCACAACTTACTGATGACGAAGCATCTATTCTTTTTAGCAAATTGTTTGGACAATACAAACTACAAGGAACAAAATAATTATGCCCACCCATGCAATGATAGATATTGAAACTTTGGCAACTACGCCAGAAGCAGTAATACTCAGTGTGGGTGGCGTAAAGTTTAATCCTTACACAAACGAAGAACCGCATAGTTTTTTAGATTTTAAATTAGACATTGACGAGCAAACTGCAATGAATCGCGATGTTGACAATGGTACTTTACAATGGTGGGCAAAGCAACCACCACATATTAGAGACAAAGCATTTTCAGATGAAGATAGAACTAATATAACAGAATTCACAAAATCTCTTAATAAATGGCTTGTAGGCTGTGACGAAATATGGTGTCAAGGCCCACAATTTGATATGGTCATTATTGAGAATCTATACAAAATGCACAATACCCACACAAATTGGGCATATTGGCAAATCAGAGATAGCAGAACTGTATTCAGCATGATGGAAGTTGACCCTAGAAAAGGCGTACAAGAAGACCTACATAGTGCTGTAGACGATGCAAAATGGCAGGCAAAATGCTTACAAACCTGCTTTTTCATGCTAAACATCAAAAAAGATTAACTTTTTTGCCACTTTTTTTGGTAAAAAGGTTGACTTCACCCGTAAAAGAAGTATAATAGTATGTATAAGTTAAACAAAACGGGAGTAAAGATGACTAACTTTGTAAAAATTAAACAAGGCACATACAGGAAGAATACTGTTGATAACATGGTTTTTCCTATTGTTAAGCCTTTAAACATTGGTAAGAAAGGTGCTTTCATTACTGTAGATGGTACTGAAGTCCTTGGAGACCAGTTCAGCAAAATCCGAGTACTTATAGAAGATCCTACACAGGACCTTGAATATGTAACTCCGGCTATATATGCCGAGCAACCTAAAATCGACAATACCCCTGCAGAGCAGAAGGAAGAGTCCGATGAGCAAGCCATTGAACGTATTCGTGAAAGGTTTGATATTTTGGACAGAATGACTCATGCAGTTGCAGAAGGTACTGTTAGAGGTATGATTGTAAGTGGCCCTCCAGGAGTTGGTAAGTCTTTTGGTGTTGAATCTGTATTAGAAGATTACGACATGCTTACAGAAGTTGCTGGTAAGCCTGCTAGGACTGAAGTTGTTAAAGGTTCTGTTACACCAATTGGTCTTTTCCAAACACTTTATAACAATTCACAAAAAGGTAACATCTTAGTATTTGATGACTGTGATAGTGTGTTGTTTGATGAAGTATGTTTGAACATGCTTAAGGCTACACTTGATTCAGGTAAGAAAAGATACATTACTTGGAAGTCAGAGTCCCAGGCACTTAGAAGGGAAGGTATTCCTGATAGGTTTGAGTTCAAGGGTGGTTGTATCTTTATTACTAACGTGGACTTTG